AAGAGGAAATCCGTGGACTACTCACAGAGGCAGCCGTCAGCGGTGAGAGCATCTATAAGACATCAAGGAAACTGGCTGAGAAATTCAACACAAGTGACTACAATGCACGGCGACTGATACAGACAGAAACTTCATATGCCTGCAATCAAGCCGAGATGGAGTCCTATGAGGAGCTCGGAATCGACAGATACATGTACATAGCTACATTCGATACAAGGACCTGCGATGTCTGCCAGAAGAACGATCAGAAGGTATTCAACAGAAAAGATGCAGTCGCAGGTGTTAACCTGGCTCCGATGCATCCACACTGCCACTGCAGGACTATTCCCTACTTCAAGGAAGGAATGCCAATCAAGAAGGTGGCAAGGGATAAGAACGGCAAGAATATCACCATTCCTGCGAATATGAAATACGATGAATGGTATGAGAAGTACATCGGCAAGAAGGAAACCGAAGGCAAGAGAGTGGCTGTAGTTCCGAAGGGTAATGCAGTCGAGGTCGAAGTGAGCAAGCCGGAAAAAGGCGGCTATACTGAAGTGAAGATACCGAAGAAGTGAGGTGCGTATGGATTATAAGTTATCTCCGGAGCTTATAACAAAAATCGAGAAAATTCTTAGTCAGGGTGACAGGGTTGAGCTGATACCTTAGCTCAATGAGAAGAGCCGCAGGTAGGCTATACCTGACGAAAAGCCGTGCAACTCGGCGTGGATAGTAGTCTTCCTATGTGTGAGTTCGACTCTCACTTGTCACTCGTGCACACCTTGCGATCGAGCCGCAAGTAAAATATAGCTGCACAGCTGCCAGAGCGCAGCTGTATATCAGCTTAGTACAGTGGTAGTATAACGGTCTCCAAAACCGAGGACGGGTGTTCGATTCACTCAGCTGGTGCCATATGCCGACGGGCTTTAAACGGAATTGTCGACTCACGACGTTAAACGGAGGTATTTATATGAAAGAATTATTCAGAATTCCCATGCAGTTTTTCGCTGAGGATCCCGACGGAACTGAGCCGACAGGCACAGCAGGTGTTCAGGATCCAGCGCAGGGAACAGAACCGCAGAAAGCTGAGCCTGCTCCGGCTGGCAAGACGTTCTCTCAGGAAGATGTTGATAAAATCGTTGCTGAGAGGCTGGCAAGGCAGCAGAAGAAGTTTGACGCTGAGAAGCAAGAAGCTGCAGAGCTTGCAAAGATGAATGCAGCTCAGAAGGCAGAACATGCAGCTAAGAAGCGAGAGGAAGAACTTGTTGCTCGTGAGAAGTCAGTTGCCGAGAAGGAGCTGAGATTTACAGCACTCGGTATTCTTGAGGAGAACAAACTTCCTGCATCATTAGTTGACTGTCTTAATCTGGGTTCAGCTGACGCTTGCAATGCATCAATCGAGGCATTAAAGAAGGCGTGGCCTGAGGCTGTAACAGCCGCAGTGAACAACGCACTTCGCAGCGATACACCGCCACCTTACAGCGACGGCAATACACAGAAAGATACTTTCCTCGCAGGATTTGAGGAAGGTTAATTCAGAAAGCGAGGTAAACTATGGCAATAAATCTTACAACCAGATTTTCTGGCAAGGTAGACGAAGTTATTAACAACGGCGCACTTTCAACGCCATCAATTAACAAAGATTACTCCTTTGTAGGAGCAAAGACAGTAAAGGTATACAGCTTTGATGCTGTACCTCTTAACGATTACACACGTTCTGGCTCTAACAGATACGGAGATCCTTCTGAACTCGAGGCTAACCTTCAGGAGCTTACAATGGAGCAGGATAAGGCATTCACATTCACCATTGACAAGGGTAATGCAACAGATACAGAGCCTGGTGTTCGTGAAGCAGGCAGACAGCTTCGCAGAGAGACTGATCTGGTTATCATTCCTGCACTCGATCTCTATCGTTTCACAAAGATAGCTAACGGAGCAGGCCATAAGTTCTACGCAACAACAGCTCTCACAACTTCTACAGCTTACGCTGCTTTTCTTGCGGCTAACGAGGCTATTGACGAGGCAGACGTTCCTTCTGCAGGTCGTATCTGCAACGCATCACCTAAGTTCCTCAACCTTATCAAGCAGGATTCTAACTTCATCAAGTCAGGCGATCTCTCACAGCGTACTCTTTTCAATGGTCAGGTCGGCGAGGTTGACGGTGTTGCTATTATCAAGGTTCCTTCAAACAGACTTCCTGCAGGACTTCTGTTCGAGATCACACATCCTATGGCTTGTACAGCACCTGTCAAGATCAATGAATACAAACTCCATCAGGATCCTCCCGGACTCTCTGGTATGCTTGCAGAAGGCCGTGTATATCACGATGCATTCATTCTCAATAATAAGGCTCGTATGATCTCAGCTTACTACGGCGGCGGTGAAAACGCTCTCACACTTTCAGCCGCAGCAGGTGTAAGCTCAACAAAGAGCGTTGTTACTGTTACAGGTAATACCGCAGGCGGTACACTTGTTTACCAGGGACTTTATGCAAGTGCTGCAACAGCAGGCGCTGCTGTTGATATCGGTGACGATATAAGTGCATTCACTGCATTTCCTTCTGACGGCGCATGCACAACTGCAAGCGGTAAGTATATCGCTGTTGCTGTCAAGGACGGCGACGGCAAGTGCGTAGCAAGCGGTGTAATCGCTGCAGTAGTAGGAGCACAATCGTGATTGAAAGGCTGTGTATACTTCTGGGTAATCCGCCTGAGTGTAATATGGAGACCGTTGAAACGTGCCTGAGCATGGCGCAAGATGCCGTGCTCGACTACATTCAGCGTGATGAGCTCCCAGAGGCTGCTAAGAGCGTTGTTATCAAGCTTGCGGTGATTTATTACAACAGGCTGGGGAACGAGGGCGAAAGCAGCCGCACAGAGGGTGGAATATCCCAGAGCTTTATAACCGATATTCCCAAAGACATACAGCGCCAGCTCTGGCGCTGGCCCCCGAAGGTAGGTGTAATTCACAGTGAGACCGTCGAGGAATAAGCAGCGTCCTGTTTATGTTTTCAAAATGGTCAATGTTAAGTCTGACTATGTCGGATCTGAAACAAAGATTGACCTTGTAGGCAGGTTTGACTGCACAGTACGAAAAATCACAAAATCAAAGAATTCTGACGATAACAAGAGCAAGAATGAGGTAATATGTGAGCTCGAAGTTCCGAACGGCTATCACTTCAAGGTGGGCTTATGGCTTCCTTTGACAGTGATACAAAGCCAGATATGCTTATAAAAGCCATATCGCCTTATACAAGCCATAGTGTCTGTGAGCTGGTTTCATGGACTTAAAGATTAATTGCCGTGTTGAGGGCCTTGACGGAATTCTGAAAAAGTTCGCAGCTTTGAAGAATATCGATAAGAATCCTCGCATTGACAAGGCTCTCGGCCGTGGAGCTGCACGCATTCAGGCAGCAGTCAAAATGTTGACTCCTGTCGATACAAGCAACCTGGTTAATAAGATAGTACTCAATCATGAGAAGATGATGGAATACGCAGTTACAACGAATGTTGAGTATGCGGTATATGTAGAGTACGGCACCGGTAAGCTCGGTGATCCTACTGTACCGCATACAAGCAAAGACAGCTGGACTTATTATTCAGAGAAGCTGCAGAAATTCATCACAACGCACGGTCAGAAGCCAGCGCACATGTTTACAAAAGGCTTTGCGCAGGCTCATAAAACGGCTTTTGAGATCGTCAGAAAAGAAGTTATGGAGGTTGTTAAAAATGCTTGATGTCACACCAGAGATAGCAAACCTCCTTGAAGGAATAGCTCGTGTAGAGCTTGCAGACTCTGAGGCTCCGCTTACAATGCCGTCGATATACATCACACAGGGAACATCGTCGGCGGATGTAAGAATGGATAACAAAGACTTCCTGACCGGCTTCATCTATCAGCTCGACATCTATGCAGAGACACCTAAGCGCCGCGCAGAGATAGCGCAGGCGGTTGATGATGTAATGCAGGGTAAAGGTTGGCAGCGGCAGAATGGTTTCCCTATGGGGCGTCAGAGATATATGTTGACCTATACTGCATCGGTCGACGAAAAATTCAATATCTACGAAAAGGAGTGAGAATATGCCTGAATTCAACAGCAAAGGTTGTAAGCTCAGCTGCGGTCCTGATCCTGAATTACCTGCGACTGAAGTAACCTATAAGAAGCTGTACGGCCTTTATAACATTCCCGAAATGGGTGGAACGCCTGAGCGTATCGACGTAACGAACCTCGAGGACGGCCACAAGAGGAGCATACTCGGTATCAGTGATGTCGGTGATGTTGCTTTCGGTTTCTACGCCACCAAGGACGAAACAGATACAACAGCTCAGATCAGAGATACCTGGAACGTGCTGCAGGCTTACGAGACAGCCGGTACAGTTCTTAACTGGAAATTGGAATATCCTGACGGCAACGGTTACACCTGGAAGGGCACCTGCGCAGTCAGAAGAGACACAACGACAGTCAATAACGCTATCAAGTTCACTCTCTCGACAGGACTGGACACAGATCTGATACCTATTGCATAATAAGGAGGACCGCATGAATAAGCCTTTTGAAATATTATCGGTTGGCGGTAGTGACTATAACCTTAAAATCACTACCGCTAATGCGGTCAAGCTTGAAGAACAGCTCGGAACCGACTTGCTTTCAGGGCTGGAAAAGCTGGCCGAAGTAAAGACACTTGCAAAGTATTACTTTGCTGCTGCTGTTATCAATGACAGTATTAGCGGTATCGACGACGTTTATCAGCTGTTTGACGATTATATCGTCGGCGGTGGTACGTATGAAGAGCTGCAGCGCCTTATGATTGAGGTTCTCGTTACCTCAGGTGTAATGACTAAGCAGGTGTATGAAGCGTCAAAAAAAGCTCAGGAGAAACAGCTGGAAGCGTTAAAGAAATTGTTGAACTAAGATACAAGGACGCTCTTGAAAGCGGCATACTTCCTTCTGAGTTTTGGGAAATGTCGTTAAAAGAGGTAAAAGACACGGTTAACTCACGATTCAAACAGAGGCAAAATGATAACTATGCTCTGTCGTCAATGATCAGAGTTGCCGTGCTTTCCTGTTTCTCCGAAGATGTACGCTTTCCGGATCCACCGTATTTTGACGATGGTGAGCCCAGGGAAGCAAGCTGGAAAAACTCATATAATTATATGACTGCACTCTCAAAAATACACAAGGGAGGTGCTAATAATTGATAACAACTGATGAAATGCGGATCCTGCTCAGTATCAACGGAGCCGCTTCATATACGACAACGATCAATGAGATCACGAACGTTACCAACAGATACGACAAGTCGGTCGGCAACCTTATATCTACACTTGCCAAGCTTGTTTCTGTCGGAGCTATGGTCAAATTCGGTAAACAGTGCATTGAAGCTGCAAGCAACCTGCAAGAAGTAGCAAATGTCGTAGACGTAACCTTCGGACAAACAGCTGAGACTGTCAACAAGTGGGCGAAGCAGCAGGCTGCAAACTTTGGCTTATCCGAGACAGCTGCTAAGAGATACATTGGAACATATGGTACAATGGCTGCACAGTTTCAGTTCACAAAGAAGCAGGCAGCATCAATGGGAATAGAGCTTACAAAGCTCACCGGTGACGTGGCATCGTTTTACAACCTTGATGATAAGGCGGCGGCAACAAAGCTGAAAGCTATATTCACAGGTGAGACAGAAGGCTTGAAGGAGCTGGGTGTCGTAATGACTGAGACGCAGCTCAGCGCTTATGCATTATCCAAGGGACTGGATGTACCTTTCAAGGAGCTTTCAGAGCATGACAAGGTCCTGCTCCGCTATCAGTACACAATGGAGAAGCTCGGACATGCTCAGGGAGATTTCATGAGGACATCAGATGGATATGCCAACTCAGTGAGACGGCTCAAGCTGGACATTGAGAACCTCAAGGTGGAGATCGGTAATGAGCTCATCCCGGTGGCGGCTTCAGCTATCGGAGCTATCGGTGACGTGCTTAAAGTCGTAGGACCTGGCATAGTATCTGTAGCACAGTCTGTAAGGCTGTTCTCTCAGGCGTGGGCGCAGACATCTTCAACGATCAAGACTGTGGTTGTTATATCAGCTGCGGCAATAGGTGTATTCGTGCTCTGGCCAAAGGTTGTAGCGATCGCAACGGCAGCACAGAGGCTTCTGACAACTGAGATAGTGTCAACTGGTATGGCAATACGCTATACGCTTGGTGTGCTTGGAATATTCCTTGCAATGCTCGCACTACTTGATATAGCGAATACAGCTTCAGAGCTCGGAGCTACAGAGCAGATTGAAAATCTTGGTAAGTCTGCTGATGTGAGCACCGGAACCGTTGATACTCTTGCGGATAGTCTTGACAATCTGGGAGAGAGCTCCAAGGGATTGGAAACGTTCCTGGCTTCCTTCGATGAGGTCAACAAGGTCGGCGGTGGTAACAGTCTGATGTCAAGTTTGGTTACTAAAGATGATCTTGCGAATATCCTCGGAGCTGCAACGGGTATAAGTGACCTGCAGAACGAGCTAAATTCTCTCAGCGTTCCTGAAATTGGAGCAGGCACCATATTCAGCAAGGAATGGTGGAACGATAAGATAGAAATGATATTCGGATTTCTTGACACTATCGGCACTCATGAATTCTTGCAAAACTGGAAAAAAGGCCTTGAGTCGATAGATGACTGGCTTGCAGAGTATCTTCCTAAGCGGCACAGCACATTTACTAATCTCGGTGCAGCTACATACGACGCTCTGCATCCGAATGCAGAAGATGATGGTAGAGAAACCTTTACATTCACGGACTGGCAAGGCAGACAAAGAACAGGATTGAAATACGATGAATCAGGAAATCTGTCACAGGCGTATCTCAATCACAGCAAGATTGCAGCTTCAAGCACAGTCACAAATACAACGATAAACAACACAAGCAGTCAGCCTATTGACGTTACTCTCATGTTGGACGGACGCAAAATTGCGTCTGTAGTATCTGACTATCAGAACCAGAGGGCAAGGTCAAGCGGTAACAGCGCTTTGGTAGGAGGTTAATATGCTTAAAGTAGGTAATACAGAGCTTCCAACACCAAAGAACGTAGACTATTCTTATAATAAGCTCTGGTCTGAAAATTCAGGGCGACTGGATAGCGGTTATTTTGTCGGCGAGTTGATAGGCATCAAAAGAAAATATGAAGTAACATTTCCACCGTTGACAACATCACAGTTATCAACAGTCCGCACAGCTTTCGCAAGTCAATTCGCAACTGTGAAAATCACAGACGTAGACGGCGGCGATGCCGAGCTGGAATGTTACTTTGGTGATGTAACTGTTAGGGCATACTCTTGGAAAAACGGATATAAATATGCAATGGATTGCAAAGTATCAATGATAGAGAGGTGATTATAATTGCTGTCGGTAACAGGTAACGTGGATGCGATGCCGAGAAAAGTGAGCTGTAAGCTCGTTATAGGCGGCAATACAATCACCTATGTAAAGAAGTTGACACACGCATCGGACTGGTCTGGTAACGTCACAGTCGGTCAGGTCGTTTCGTCATATATATCTGCAACTATTCCAACTCCAAACTTTTCTTTGTCTGGGGCTAACGTCGTTCATAGCATGGGGATTGGAGATCCAGCGGAATGGGTGCAGGTCGGCACATACCGCATAGACGAGGAAACCATAAGGACAAAGCAAGAATTCACATCGTTCTGCGCTTATGATAAGCTGAGATACGCAATCAATACTTATCATTCAACAGGCGATAAGACGCTGCAGGCTATCTGTAATGAAGTGTGCACGGCTATTGGAATAACGTCTACCACATTGCCGGTAAGCATCACAATTGACAGCTCCATGCTTGACGGCTATACCTTGCGTGATGTTCTCGGGTTTATCGCAGCCTATTGCGGCAAGAATGCATACCTTTCACCGAGTGGAGCATTACAGCTGCGCTGGTTCAGCTCTTCGAGCTACACAGCGGACGGAACAAGAGCCAACATTCCATACATCGGCGAGAATGACTGCACTATCGGGCGTTTGATATGTCAGACGCAGGACGGTGTAATCACTTCGGGTAGTGGGGAAGGCATATACTTCACCTGCCCTTTCATGACACAGACAAGGCTCAACGCTATGGTGAGCAGCTTGTCACTTACATATCGCAAAGCGGAGGTAGATATACCATATGGAAACTTCTGCCTGCAGAGCGGCGATATTATCACAGTCTCAACGACTGGTTCAAATCTTAGCATCCCGATAATGAGCAACTCATGGTCTTATGATGGCGGCTTATCGTCTGCCGTTACGTCTTACGGTGTGAGCGACTACACGGGATCAGCAACCAACGCCGAACACTCTGTATCGGCTCAGAGAGTTCGTTCTATCTTAGAAGAACACAAGGCGGCAAACCGAGTAACAGAAGCAATTCAAGAAGCTACAGACACAATCACAGGCGCAACAGGCGGCGTAATGCGTATCAACATGGGAGCTAACGGCAAGCCTGCCGAGCTACTTATTCTTCAGTATGGTGATATTAACATAACACCACAGCGTGTTTTTCGCTTGAATGAAAACGGATTAGGATATTCTGATCAAGGTTATGGAGGTCCTTATAAAACAGCTATCACAGCGAACGGCCTCATAGTTACTGACCGCTTTGTCGGTAACCTTATATCAGGCGTAGTGATAGAAAGCACAGGAAACGGGAATAACGCTTCTCGGATCTCTATCAGCGGCGGTGCTATTGATATCAAGCAGCTCAATAATGATACTGTATACTCAATAGGGCGTATAAAGTTCATACCTGCGACAGGCTACTATAGCAGCGATACAATGGCTATAGAAGTCGAGGAAGGCAAGAATATAACTATCGGCGATACAACAAGCCCGAAGTTTGTATTTATCAGTGATGATGACAGCCCGGATATGTTTAGATTCTATGGAGTAAGCACGTTTTATGATAATCTCCATATTGAAACGGGCAAGGATATCATTCTGGAGGATATGTATGATCCTTCCGACTCTGGCAACAAAAGCCTGTTAGACAAGATACAGGAACTTGAACAGCGCATAGCAGCCCTTGAGCAGCGTGTAACTGATTTAGAGAATCAATAATATATATATAGGAAAAAGTGGCGTATTGTTGAGGAGAATAACCTATGAATATATACACAGGAACAGAAGCTGTATTCGGGATACAGCTTACAATAGATAAACAGTGGCGGTATAAAATGACAGGGACAGACCTTCTTACGGTAAGAATGACTGATAGCAGCGGATTCACTATCACAAAAGAACTCACAGAAGATGCTGTCAATGACATAGACAAGACCGTGACAGTAAAACTTACCCAAGAAGAAACGTCGAAGTTCACGGCAGGGCGTGGACGCTTTGCAGCGTATCTGAACGAATATGCCGTAATACCGCCTACTGAATTTTACGTAAAGGAGGCTCTATAATGGATTATGACGTTACAATGAACAGATTCAACCCTGAAAACCGCTTTATTGGAGAT